TTATATCTTTGGTGGTTCTCTTGCTGATCTTGCATCTATTGGTGCTTCGGCTACTGCAGACCCAGGTTCTCTTGGCGGTAAAACCAAGAAAAAGTGAGGTTGATATGAGATACGTTGTTTATGTTAATGATAATGAATATGAAACAGACCTCAAGGAAATCAAGAAACAGATGAAAGATTTTCTAGAAGTAGGCGATAAGGTAATTTACATTCGTACGAAGCTAGAAACTCACATCACTATTCTTGCGAACTAACTAAAGGAAAATATATTATGAAAATTGATGCGAATACAATGACCGTTCTTAAGAACTTTGCTAAGATCAATCCTTCTATTTTGATTCAAGAAGGTAATGTCCTTAAGACTATGTCAACTAACAAAACGATTATGGCAAAGGCTACTGTTTCCACAATCTTTCCGAAGCGTTGTGCGATTTATGATGTTGATAAGTTTCTTTCATCATTCAGTTTGTATAACAATGATCCAGATCTTGAGTTCGTTGAGAACAAGATCAATCTTTCTTCTAATGATAGAAGCGGTACTTGTACATATGCTGATGAATCAAACATTACAAAGGCGCCAGACAGGGAACTAACACTTCCTTCAGTTGATGCTACCTTCAGGCTAACACATAATAACTTGAAGGATATTGAGAGAGCTCTTGGTATTCTTGGTGTTAATGATATTGTTTTCGTAGGCAATGGTATTGACATTTCAATTCAAGCGTATGATGTCAAGAATCCCACATCTGATAATTTTTCTATTAAGATTGGGACTACTGATAAAACTTTCAAGGCTATCTTTAAGTCTGAAAATATCAAGATTATCCCAGGCGATTATGATGTAGAAATTAGCGCCAGAGGTATTTCCAGATTTACTGGTAAGGAAGCTGAATATTGGATTGCTGTTGAGTCTAATTCAACCTTTTAAGTTGACTTTTTATTTGGGAGGGTTTATAATAACCCTCCCTTTTTATTATGGAGATATGTGATGAATGACCAGTTTCTTTGGGTAGAAAAGTATCGTCCGAAAACAATTGAGGATACTATTCTACCGCTTGATTTAAAAGCAACTTTTCAACAGTTCGTTGATCAAAAGAATATTCCTAATCTTATTCTTTCTGGTTCAGCTGGTGTTGGAAAAACTACTGTAGCACGTGCCATGCTGGAAGAGCTTGGTGCAGATTATATCGTAATTAATGGATCGATGAATGGAAACATTGACACCCTCCGAAACGAAATACTTAATTTTGCTTCAACAATATCTCTCTCTGGTGGACGAAAATACGTTATCCTTGACGAGGCTGACTACCTTAATGCGAACTCCACGCAACCAGCGTTACGCAATTTTATGGAAGAGTTCTCCAAAAACTGTGGATTCATACTCACTTGCAATTTTAAAAACAGAATCATTGAACCGTTACATTCTAGGTGTTCTGTCATAGATTTTAAAATTGGCAAGAAGGATATGGCCAAGCTCGCTATGCAATTTATGAAGCGGGTTAACTTTATTCTTAATATAGAATCTATTAAATATGAATCTGCTGTTGTTGCTGAAGTTATTCAGAAGTATTTTCCTGACTGGCGTCGAGTTCTTAACGAGCTTCAGCGTTATTCAGCAACAGGAGCTATTGATTCTGGCATCCTTTCTAATATGCAAGCTACATCCATAAAGGGTCTTGTAGATCTTATGAAGGGTAAGAACTATGCAGAGATGCGTAACTGGATTAATGTTAATCTTGACACAGATGTCAATGATCTGTATCGTCAGTTCTATGACACTGCATACGATCTTCTTGAAACATCCAGTATTCCAGTTATGGTATTGACTATTGCTAAGTACCAGTATCAGGGTGCATTTGCAGCCGATCCTCAGATTAACTTCATGGCATTCCTCACAGAAGTTATGATCCAGTGTGACTTTCAATGAGCGAGTATGACTGGTGTTGGGAAAACAGCATATTACAAAACAAAAAATATTTAGAAGCCGAAGGAATTATAGAACATAAGTATAACTCATGGAGAACCAACACAACTTTATCTAACTACCAAGATACAATTGCTTTCGCCAACGAAATGAATTGTAACTATCATCTTGATCACAAACTTCAATATGATTACCTTTTTAATAAGGTTCGTAAACAAAAGCGTTGGTTCAAGAAACAGAAAGCAAAGAAAGACGACACCTTTACCTTAGTTCAGAGTTATTATAAATACAACAACGTAAGAACAAAAGAAGCTTTGAGAATTCTTACTAAGGAACAACTTGATGCTATAAAAAAGAAACAAGAAAAAGGTGGATAAACATGATTTCATTAGATTCGTTGGTTGAGGTAAAGATTGCAGAGGAAGAAGACTTCTTAAAGATAAAAGAAACGCTTACGAGAATTGGTGTAGCCTCGAGAAAAGACAAGAAATTATATCAGTCTTGTCATATTTTCCATAAGCAGGGCCAATATTTTATTGTACATTTTAAGGAAATGTTTGCTATCGATGGGAAACCATCAAACTTTTCTGATGAAGATAAGGGTAGACGCAATAAAATTATTGAACTTCTACAGGATTGGGGACTAATTAAAGTTGTTGATTCTGATAAGATAAAGGATCCTACAGTTCTTATGAGTCAAATTAAAGTTTTGAACCATAAGGAAAAGGGTGAATGGACTTTAGAAGCCAAATATAATATGGGCAGAAAAAAGAAGTAACATTAAGGATTTATATTATGAAGATGCCGTGGAAAGTTAAGAAGAAAATCGAGACACCAGATCAAGAAAAATTAGAAAGACTCAGAAATCTTTTGTTCCCGCCACTTGTTCTTAAGGAAGAAATGGCTAAGGATGGTCAGATGATAAAGTATCATGTGGACTATTCTGTTGACTCGAACTTAGATGCCGTGTTGATGGATTTGCAGGAAGGTCACAACGATCCTGCTTGTCATAAAACTTTGAATACAATTATTAAAAGACTTAACAGTATTCGAATTTTACTCGATGCTTATGCAGAAATAGATGTAGAAGCAAGGTATATAATAGTAGATGATATGGGAGAAGACGTAGATGTCAGAGCAGCAGACGATTGACGTAGACAGTTTCGTAAAAGCGTTGGAAGAGATGATGGATGCACGTGATGATATGTGGCAAGAAGAACGATACCACAATCATAAACAGATGTGGGAAATTGAAGCTCAACGTTACAAACCTGCTCGAGAAACTGTGATCGGTTTCCTTAAAGTCTTGATTGATAAAGAGAAAAAAGCCGCTTGACTTTTGTGGCAGTTAGGGTATAATAGGTCTATCATCGGAGAAGACCTATGACAATGCATATCCTACCAGCCTACTACACGACAACCAATACCAGACGTCGTAAAGCTAAGGTTAAGTCAGAGCCATCTAAACATGATCTCTGGCTCATTAAGAACGGTGTACACCCTGATCAAATAAAGTTGAAAAAGGGGGTTGACAAAAATTGGAAAAAACGGTATAATGATGATATGATGGTTGATCGTTCTGGCTACGTGTCAGCAGGGATGTCAGGTTCTGCTTCTTCCTGTGTTGACCGTAGTTTGATGAGCAATCTTCATAAAGAACCTGAGCATGTGCGCAGGGAAATTCTAGATAAGGCGAGTCGTGTTATGCCTCTGTTCAATAAGGGTGGGCTTCAGTATGCTACTCCCGATACAGATATGACACAAGTTGGCTCCAAGTCAAGGAGAGGATAATGAATCAGGTACAGATTCAACTCCAAGATACTACGGGTAACTGGCGTACTTACCATGTTACCTTAAACAATTCTCAGATGATCTTATCTGAGATGAAGCAGCTCTCTTCACGATACCCTAAGCAACGTGTTCGAGCTGTGGATATGGACGGAAAATTAGTCGACATTCTTTGAAAAAAAGAGTTGACTTTTGAGTGAAACTAGTTTATACTAACTAAATAATGAACCTAACGGAGAAATGTAATGACTAAGACTGAAAGCGTTTTCAATGCCCTCGTGCTCAACGGTGAGCAGCTTACTGCCAAGCAGCTTGCTTCACGATACAACATTGGAAATCCATATGAGGCAGTCCGCCAGGTACGTCTAATGGGTTATCCCATCTACTGCAATAAGCGTACAAATTCTAAGGGAGTCGTGACCCATAAGTACCGTTTCGGTACACCTTCACGCGAATTGATTGCAGCAGGATATAAGGCTCTTGCTGCTCGTCTCGTCTGATAAGTTCTGATAAAAAGAACTTTTGAGGCGGGACCCAAAAAGTCCCGCCTTTTCTTTTGGGCTTGACTAAAATAACTAAGTATAGTAATATAAGAATATACGCTGTTTGACATTGTTGGAAACAGAAACAATCGAAAGGTTGTTTCTTCATGGATACATCGTATAGGGCCACTGAGTCGACCCGTGCTGCTAGAGCCACATTCGTGGGGTGTCGTAAGGACGGTGTATCTTTGTAGAAACAACTTATTAGGTGTGGTGTTATGGAAAATTGCAGTGTTCCTGCATAGCGCACAGTCAATGGGTTCCTCTGTCCAGCTGGCACGACCAATACTGAGTTGTAACTAAAAGGTGGGGTTGCTCCTACTGCATAAGGTTACAGATTAAAGCGAACGGTATGGCGGTCTATCCATATCCATAACATAACATCACACCTAATAAGATTTTCAGTCTATAGGGGAGTCTGGCCGTCCCCGCATCCCTTGGAAGGATGAGATCGCTGGTCCAAATCCAGCTAGACTGACCATTATTTGGACTCTTAGCTCAGTTGGTTAGAGCAACGGTCTTTTAAACCGTGGGTGCTGGGTTCGAGTCCCAGAGA